GGGGCGGTGCCGGGGGGGGTGGGGGTGCTGGAGTGTTGCTTTGTCCACCGCCAAACAAACGGCCAAGCCCACCACCAATTGCATTAAAAATACCCTTTGCCATAGGGGCAATAACGGGTGCCAGTGCAAGACCCGTCATAAGAGTCATGCCAACCGGTCCAGTTCCAATCCCCAAGGCAGTGCCAAGAAGACCCCTTAATCCTCCACCGGCCAGCATCCCAGCAGCACCACCACCAAGGCCAACAAGCCTTGAGAGCATTCCAGCCTTACCGGCAACCGAACCAACTTCTTCGGCAACGCCAGCAGCCTTTCCGCCAAGGCCAATAAGGCCGCCAAGACGGGAAAGAATTCCGCCACCTTGGGAGGCTGCCCTGCCAACGGTACTCATCTTGGAAAAATCAACTGCGGCAAGTTCCGCTGAACTTAAAGTTCGGGATGCCCTACTCGTGGGAAGCAAAAGACCAGAAGGACCCTTGACGTAACCTTCGGGAAGCCCTCGTCCCAGTTGTTCAAACCGTTGCTCATTGCGCAAACCTTGCCTAAGAAGACCCTTGCTACCACCCTTGGGGAGAGAACTGATAAGAGCGTTGCTCTCACGGGCGGCAAGAATGCTACGCAACGTAAGCAATTGTTCTTCGGCAATAGCAATTTGACGAAGTTGGTTTCGGTAAACTTCACTGCCTTCGAGCCCACGCTTACCTGCGTAAGCCTCGGCGTACTTACCCAACTTAACGTTGGTCAGGTCTTCTCCGGCCAAACGGGCAAGTCCACGAGTACGCCAATATGCGGCGGCTCCAATTGTGTCCTTAGCCCTCATCGCAAGGCTTGCTGCACCCTTAACGCCAGCAGCAATCAAAAGTCCACCAACGGCTGCCGCAACTGCGTAAAGGGCTCCCTTAAGTTTCATCAAACCACTAACAAGGACGGTAACGCCGTGGAGCAAGTTAATCCAAATTGGGTAGACAGTTTTGCCAAAATCAATAAAACTGCTTTGCAATTGACGCATCAATCGTGCTTGTTGTGCGGCTGGTGTATTGAGAGAAGCCTTAAGAACTTCGTCATAGTGAGCAGTTGTGCTGTGAGACTGAATGTTCTTCAAAATGTCTTGGTACGACGGGCCCTTTGCCATGTAGCCGCCCATTGCTTGGTCAAGGGCGGTAACGTTAATACCAGAAGTCTGCAACAGGGTCATCAGTGGCATAGCCTGACGACCACCACCAAACATGCCTGTCATCAGTCGTTGCATGACCGCACGCTGCATGTCACTGCCCGGGGCAAGACCCTGCTCCATAGCAGCAACTTGGTCTGGGCTCAAACCCATGTTCAACATCATCTTTTCGGCAGCGGCTTGTCCAGTTGCCCCTTGATACTTGAGGTAAGGAACAGCCTGCAACTTCTGCATGTGCTGATACAGGAACTGGACGGCAGGACCAAGGCCTTGCTTGGACATAATATCCGTCATTTGACCTGATGAAATTCCCAAAGCAGCCTGAATGTCGGCAGCCTGCTTGGTAGAACCAGAAAGCAATTGGAAAGCGTGGGCAACATAAGTACCGGCAGAGGCACCGGTCACACCACGAGAGGTCAAAAGGTCAACGTAAGCGCCAACTTGTTGAAGATTTAGGCCAACGGACTTACCGGAGGTCAGAACACCACGGCCAAGGGCAGTGATGAATTCTGACATACGAATGTCACCGGCACCGACAATAGCGTTGATTTGCGCAGCAGCATTCTTTGTTCCACCTTGAGCCATTCCAGAGTTGACAACAGCGCCGATAACACGAGCGGCTTGGTCGGACTGGGCTCCAGAGCCAAGGTTACCAATAGTAGCCAAGTTGGCCGTCTGGCGAACAAGGTCTGTAATTTGACTTGTCGTAGCACCCTTACCGCCGTTCCAACCGGATGTTGCAGAACCAACACGGTAAAGAGCGTCAGCAAGGTCGTTGTAACTACGGCCAGTGTCCTTGGCAATTTGACCAATATTCTTGGTCAGTTGCGCTTGCTTGTCAAAGGCAATACCGGCCTCAGTAGAAGCCTGAACCATCTTCTTGTTGAAATCGGTGTATTGCTTAATTCCCTCGTAAACGGCTCCACCAATAAGGCCCATAGACCAGACGGCCATACGGTTTAACTTGGGAGCACCGTTGGCAAATGCCTGCATCGCCGTTTGTTGCTTTTTCATGTTGGCAACAAGAGCGTCGCGCTGCAAAAGGGTAGCCTGAGTGGCCCTCTCGATTTCGTGAGTTTCCCTCATGTAGGCAGCAGCGGCTCGATCCTGAGCAGCCGCCATGCGGTCGGCTTCAGTCTTTGCTACAGCAGCAGCCCTGCCGTATCGCTCCGCCTCGCCTGCGGCTGCGCCCATTTCCTTGCCAATGGCGCCAAGAGAAGCGCCTGCCTTACCGGCAGACGCAGAGAAGTTGGCAGTGACCTTACTGGCCTCTGCCATGTTCTTGATGTAATTCAAAATCTCCTGAACAACGGCTTGAGAGCCGGTCAGGGACATATTTACATTAATCTCTTCGAACGCCATAATCTCTCTTAGAAAAGCAAAAACCGCCGCTCAAAAGAGCGACGGCCATGCCTCCGTCACAATCGGTTGAATTGTGCGGTTATCTAAATACTGCCCCCATGATCGGTAGCAACTCGGCTGCAATCATTTTTGCAAGCGCTTCCAACTCGGTTTTCTTCTCTTCTGCCCTATCCTTGGAAATTTTTTTCATAATTGCCAAGTTGACAAGGAAATCGTCAGAGTTACGATCCATGAAGTCGGCCCTGTCCATTCCAAACCTAATCGCATCGGCGGCTAGGCTAACAAACGGATCGTCCTCCAAAGACTTTAAAAATTTTCGTCAGCCTCTTCGCCAACGATAGAACTCCAACGGAAAACCCTTGTGGCAAACTCAATAACGTCGCCCTCAGAGAAGAACAACTTCCTGAAAGTCTCAGAAGCGTTGGTGTCTGCCGGGTCAAGGCCAAGAGCCCTTGCCAAGTCGTGGTCAACCTTTGTCGGCTTACCGTTCGGGTCACCGGGACGGAGGGAAAACACGTTGTCGTGATCCCCGTCCACAACGGCATAGACGCGCTTACAAACAGACGAAAGGAGGTCGCAGTAAGCCCACGCCACCCAGTCATCCTTCTTGTTCTTCTGGCGCTCACGCTTTTGCAGAGCCTTGGCAAGAACCGAAGGCTCCACAATGGAGAACTCGCAGTAAATCTCCGGGTCCTCCCAGCGAGGGACGGCGAATGACTTCACCAACTCGCTAGCGATCTTCTCTCGGCGTGCCTTCAACTCGAAGATTGGAGTTCCCTCGAACTCAATCTCCTTGTCCTCTTCGGGCCAAGAAATCTCAAGGATTTCCTCGTCCTCTTCGATGACAAACTCGTCAGTGCCGTTATTGATGTTAATGTCAACCATAGTGTTCCTCCTACGTTGTTAGTATACTAACCGGCCAGTGTCTCCACCGCAATGTCCACCTCAAACATACGCGCTGCGTTGCTGTTCGAGTCAGTCTTACCATCCTTGACGGAAATGATACGGCCTTGGTACACACGGGGTGAACCCCAAGGTGTGCCATTGTCGTCAAGAGGTTGCAAGGTAACGCTAGCAAGTTGGCGACCAACTGCGCTGTGAAGCCTTGCAATGATGGAGTGGTCACGCTGGGTGTTGTACACACGGCCAACGGCAATGTCTGAGTAAGCAGGCAGCGAGTTGTATGTAACCTCGGGGCCCATGCCACCGGGACGGTGCTTGACCGCAGGAGCGGTCACATCGCCACCGGAGAAGGTGTCAAAGACGCCAATGTCTTCGCCACCCACGTTGAGCGTAACGAGCCACTGCTGCTCAGAACCGAAAAAGTGTCGTCCGTCGGTAACGGCCATAGTATCTCCTAGTAACTTAGGGGGTTAAGATTAGTAAGTAGGAAGCGGGGCTGTCACGAGGTACTTAGTAACCGTGATAGACACCTGCTCGGCTTGGGGCGACATGCGGACGTTGACCTGAGCATTGAGTTGGCCAGCGGCAATTGTCGTGGGGGTGTTGACCTGAGGGCCAACGTTGATTGAGAACGCTTGGTCCGGGGTGGCACCGTAGAGCGAGTTGCGCAGCCAGTAGGCTTGGCACTGACCCGACAGGGCACCGGCAAGGCGTGCGAACACTTGGCCCTTACCGTCAATCTCGGCAAACACAAACGGCTCAGCCACAACGTCAAGGTCGTGGATAATCTGCATGCGGAAACGAGTGTTGTTCAGAGCAGTCCAGTTAGTGTCCGTAGCAAGGCTGCGGTAACCGTAGACAGCGACAGCGCCGTTGATGTTACGGAGCAGGTTCACACCAGCGTTGTTCAGGGTCACTCGGTCGCTAGCAACAAAGTTGTAAACAACATCAGTGGCGTAGGAGCAAGAACCATTCTGAACGCCAGCAGCGGGAACGTTGCAGTCGTTAGTCGTGTCGTTAGCAGCCATGTTAGCGGCAGCAAACGGCGAGGCCGGGACGGTGCGTGTGAAAGTCGGGGCGACCGTGTTCGGGGTGGTGCTGGCAATGCCGGGCACCTTGACCCAAGGACCGAACATGGCGGCGTAGGACGGGTCCGAAACAGCGCTTGCGCCACCGGGCTGAATGATTGCAGCAGCAGAGGTGAGGCTGGCGACAGTCGCAGTGTTCGGGGCGTCAAGGATAGCCACACGGTTGTAAGCAATAGCGTGGTTGGTCAGAGCAGCGTAAACGCTAACGCCTGAGGTGTCCACAATGCCGGGAGCCGAAACCTGACCAGAGCCAAGCCCGTCACCAAAGGCGGTGAGAGCAGCAGTAACGTCAGTGCCAGCGTCGGTCGAAGTGGGCTCAGAACCGCTTGTGAAATACTTTGCGCCAGCGGCAGGGATACCAGTACCAGCACCAGCAACAGCGGTGCAGAGAATACCCGGAGTAGCCAGCGAGTTCACCCAGTTCACAGCGTCGTTAGCGGTGAACAGCGTAGGCGAGGTGCTACCAATCTGGTTGCCGTTGTAAGCAACTGCAAGGGTGTAGCCAGAACCAGCGGCAGCAACGGTGATAATGAGGCCAGCAGCGGACGAGTTGGACGAGTTTGCCCAAGTGCCCTTACCGGTGGCAGTGAAGGTAAGCCAAGTACCGGTCGAACTACCAGCGATAACGCAAGTAGCAGCAGCAGCACTGGTTGTACCGATTGCACGGCTCACGTATGCACGAACTCCACCCTCACGGAAGTAAACGTCCAGCGAGTCGTAAAGGTTCGTAGAAGCGGAAGTACGGCTTGTAACGACACCGTTGGAAATAGTACCAAAGTAGGTGTCAAGGTCTTGAATCGAGTTAACCGGAACAGCAACACCAGACGGGCCGCCAGCAGCGTAGCCGGTGACAAACCATGTACCGGTTGCAGCGTTAGTGGCAGGGCTCGAAGTAGGGGTGTTAACGGTAACGTTAACTCCGGGCGGGTTAGCCATCAGAGTTCTCCTGTTCTTGGGCGCTTGCGCGCGCCTTTGATTTGTTTAGAGTTTTCGGCTCTTCAGTTGCGGGAGCGGGGGCTTCTGCGATTTGAGCCTCAACAGCCAGAAGGCCGTCGTGGATATATTGCTTGATTAGGTCAGTTTCTTCGACTTGATAGGCAGTGCCATCAGGGCAAAGCATCTGTCCCTTGTCGTCAAACAACTGGTGAGTTGATTGAACGACAACTGAGATTTTCTGACTCATTGTTGTTCCTTAACAAGAGTAATGTTTGTCTCTGTGGCAATCGGGGGATTGGGCAGAGGCATGACAGTCGGATCGGTGGTCTGGCCTGCCGGTTGGTAACCGGGAACAGGAGAACCGCCATAGGGGCTCACGTTGTTTCCAACAGTGACTTCAAGGCGAACCTTGGCAAGCCCGGTGGTACGGGTGGCTGAGTGCTCACCCTCATAATATTCCTCGCCCATCCACTTGGTGGTTTCCGCAAACCCCTCCAGATCGCGGTGTTGAACGAGGCAGGCACGGACGCAAGCAGCGTAAGCGGAGGTCAAAGCCTCTGTTTCTTGCCAGTCCTTGGTTCCGTAGATAAAAATGTTAACTTCAACTGTCCAATTAGCACGAATGCTGTCTTGGTAAGTCTTGGGGATACCCGCAGTTCCGGGTACAATAACAAGAATAGCACACTGAATGTTTTTGGGAAGTGTTCGATATTCAGGTCGGTGACGATATTCAGTCACGTTTTGAAGAATGTTTCCGCCAAGTTGGCGGTTGAATTCAGCAACGTAAGAAGGAAGCCATTTTTCAAGGGTGTTATAGACAGCCTCTTGAACCGAATTTCCACCGTAGATGGGACCAAATACATTAGTGGTGTAGGACAAATCCCAGTTTGTCCACCAATCGCCAGAAGGATTACTCATCGCTAGCCACCGTAAAGACTTGAAATTGGCCTATAGGCAACTTGGCCAGATGCACCGTAAGATTTGCTATTTCCCAGAAACTGATAGTTCCTGTTTCCCTCTCTGAAGCCTCCGGGCCCAGCAGAAAGATAACCCTCCACAGACCTAAGCAAAACAAGGTTTAATTGTTCGTATGGAGGAAGAAATGGCCTTGCTGGGATAGAAGCGTTTGTACCGTATCTACCCCGTGCTTTTGCACCACCATGCTGCATAACCGCTGCATAGTTAGCACCGTTTGCCCCTCTTGCATCAACCCTATAAACAAAATTTCTAGTCTGAGGGGTGATAAAACCGGCTTCAATAAAAGCACCTTTGGTAGCAGCATTTTTCAATGTGCCGCGTCGGTACAAAATGGGGTGCTCTCCACCGTATCCCAGTCGGGTGCGTTCCCTGACGGTACTTTCCTTGAGGTCTTCCCAGCCGCCCGTTGTTTTGCCTTCAGTATCAAAAGCCTCTTCAATAAGAAGAGCAAACTCTTTAGAAGCAATTTCTAGTGCAATACCAATATTTTCAAATTTGGTAGCAAGAAGACGACCGTGGGCTTCAACGCTTTCAAAGCCAGTGGCTTCCGCATTCATAATGACCGAAAAGCGACCGCCTCCGGCCATTACGCACGCACCCAGTTGACGATATTGGCCTCAACCACAGCGTCAATTTCCCTGAGGTCCATAGCAGCCCTCATCTGGGGCTCGCATTCAAGAATCACGTACTTGATGGCTTGGAAAAGGCACGCACGGCGAAGCGCCGGGGGCACGCCCTCTGTGTATCCACCGCTGTAGACCACCTTTGCAAAGGAGCCCTCAGGAATGAATGTACCAAGGCGGAACCAAACGTGGCCGTCCGTAATGTTCGGGCCAGTGATTCCACCGTGGTTAAAGTCAATGTCTTGGTAGTCACCGTAGGTACGGTAAATACGCATGGAGTGGATTTGGTACGTCCACAGTTCAGGATAGAACGGAGCGTACTGGTCCAGCCACATGTGCCTCACAAGGTCGCTAGCACCGAGAGCGGCTGCCTTGGAAATACCAAGAGAGCCGTAAATGTCAATCGGCATGTCAGCCGACACGTCGCCATACTCATCGGGGGAAATACCAAACAGGCGCTCTTCACAAATGTGGTTTGTAAAAGGAGCAAGCCTACGGCTAGTATTGTCCTCAATGAAGGAAGTGGCCTCCACCAGAATGTCAGCAAGGACACCCGGGTCAATTCCTTGAGTCACCTCAGGGAATCTTTGTTGGAGGTCAGCGACCGTAGCGAGTGCCGGGGGAACGTTGTATTGCGACCCCGAAGCGGGCACGGTTACTCCTTGGAGGTTGTCTTGCGAGTCTTAGCAGCGGGCTTACGGACGCCAACGTTGGAAGCGTCAAGCGCCTCAGCAATGTCGTCACCCGTGGACTCGTCCTCCTTGAGTTCCACCGTGGGCTCAGCCTTGGGCTCAGCCTTAGGGGCAGGCTTAGTACCGTCAACGGCCCAGTAGTGGCCACCGTCACGGTTAATCAGGTCGTGACCAATGCGGTCAGGAACCTCAATTGCGCCAGCGTCGCCAACCTTGGTCCATTCGAACCCGGCAACGCCGTTAATGTTGTCAGAAGCAACAAGCATGATTTCCTTAAAGGTAGGTGTGACCAGCCGGGGTGGGGCGGAGGAACGAGGGGACCCCACCCCGGCCAGATCAGCCGACTATTTACTTACTCAGTCAACGATGAAGTTAGGCGAGTAAGAAGTGGTCGTCGGGAGGATGCCGTTACCAGCGGTGCTGTCAAGAGCAGCCACGACGTTAGCAAGACGACCAATGTACTTCGGTCCACGAACGGCCAGCGTTGTGTCCGCCACGAAGGCGAAGGGCAGGCTGTCCGGCGAAGCCGTAGTCGGGTAAATGTTCACCGGCTGCATCTCACGCACGTAGGGACGAACGATGAAGTTCGGGTCACGCGACATGAGGTAGATGCTCTGAGCGCCACCGGAGAGGGGCTTGATGTTAGCGTTGGGGTAGAAGTACCCAACCGAACCCGAAGCCGGAGCGTTGGTCCCGTCGTAAGGGGCCAGAGCGGTGCCAGAGTCGATGATGTGCGTCGTGGTGCGAAGCACGCCATTGCCGTCGTAGTACGAAGCGTCAACCATGCCAACGAGGGTCTGGTTGGTGCTCGAAGAACCACGGAACACCTTGTAGTGCGTAGGCTTCGAACCCTCAGGGCCGACCAGCGAGGAAGGCAGGGTCACGTCAATTGCCAGTGTGCTGGAAGAACCAGTGGTGGCAGTTGCGTCAGCCGAAGCCTGAATCTCACCGAAGCGCGACATGACGGCGGACACCTTGTAGTGGTACGCAGTCGAAGCCGTCAGGGCCGGAGTACCGGCAGCGGTGTTCGACGAAGCGGCACAGGTGATGTTACCGAACACGTTAGTGCGGGGCGAAAGGAAGGAGGTCTTCACAATCGGAATGCCACGGTAGGTCGGAACCATCAGACCAGCGGCAATTTGCACCTCGTCAACGAAGCGCTGCTGGTTGATGAGAAGTTGCGACAGACGGCTGTTGGCCGAAGGCGACATGAGGAACATCCACTCGGAGTTCTCCACGGGCTCAGCAACGTTCGACTCAACAAGGTCGATCACGAGGTCAAGAGCACCAAGCGACAGGTTGCCACCGGCAATGTCGATAGCGTTCTGGTCCTGACCGTCGATCCACTTGTTAGCGTTCGAGCCACCCCAACCTGCGGAACCGTAAACGCCATTCCAGTTGTCGATAGCGCCGCCGCCAACGCCCGGGTTCGGGGAAGCAGTGGTCGAGTATGTGGTGTTTGAGAAAGCCGAGCAGATAACGTCAAGGCCGTCGAACTGCGGAGCAGGGCCAGCCTGCGTAGCAGCCTCAGCACCCCACAGAAGGGCAGTCTCCATGTCCCAGTAAAGACCGCGGGCAGCGCCCTCGATTTCACGGGCACGAAGGTCACCGATGAGGTTGCGGGTCACAGCCTGAGCGTAACCAGTAACAGCGCCGATGCTCTGGAGCAGACGGATCTGGAAGTTCTCTTGGTTGTAGTTCGAGTTCGAAGGGACGCCTTGGTTGTAGGCACCACCGTCGGTCACGAAGCCACCACCGGGCAGCGTCACGCGCTTGTTGAAGTAGTAAACCGTCGAGTCCCACTTTGTGGAAGGGAGAGCAGCGACGAGGGGGGCGTAGCGGCGTTGGTACTCAAGGAGCACGGGCGAGATACGCTTTGAAACGAGAGGTGCTGCACCTGCGGCAGTCAGCGCCTCTTGAATGTCAGTAGCCATTTTAGTATTTTCTCCTAGTTAGAAAAAGTTGATTAGAACTGGTTGAAGCCGTCGGCTTGGTTCCACAGACGCTGGAAGAACGGGACTGCGCCCCATGCCTCGTACTGCGACTCGCGGAACTCACGGGTGCCCATGCGGGAAAGCGACTCGGCTGTGAAAGCCTCGTCGTTCTCGTCATCAGCAATCTCGGTTGTCACGAGGCCCTTGCGGGGAGCGCCGTTCTCACGGTACGCCTCGGCAACCTCGCTCTTGAACGTGTCAAGCGCCTCTGCAACGGCCTTCTTAAGGTCGTCAGCGCTGTAGGACTCTGCCATGTCACTCTCCTGAGTGTTCTCTTGGGCCTCAACCTCAGCGTCCTCGGCGGGCTCTGCGTCAGCAGCAACCTCAACCTCGGGCTCTTCGGGGTCAGCCTCTTCCTTCACTTGTGTGCCAGAAATCGCAGCGGCAACAGCCTCAGCGGTAATAGCAGCAAGTGCCTTAATGTCAGCATCGGTAAGCGAGCGGGCAGGCACCTCGGGCACCTCGTCCGTCACTGCCTCAGCGACGTTCTCTGTGTCAGCCACAAGGGCCTCCTTAATCTCTTGCGAGTCATACGACTCGCTTGCCATCATTGACGCACCACATTCGGTGCATTCTTGAGTTCCTTCCATCTGGGCGCAACCGCATGACTCGCAAGCCATGAGTGCAGTGCCACAGGATTCACATTCGCTTGTGACCCCATCAGGAAGTGATTGATTGCAGGACGGGCAGTACATCTTCTGTCCAGTAATGTTTACCTTTGAATCTGTAGCCACACCCGGGTCCTTATACGGAGTCACGTCGGACTCCATGTTGTTGTCATCAGTTTCAACATCGCTCATAAGACCGTCATTTGTGTAATTCGGGTCAGTATTAGCGCCCGGGCTGTCATCGTCCGGGTCAATGTTGTCAATGTCACCATCTTGATCTGGGTCAAGAACGGTCAGTGCAGCAGTAGCCGTCATGGCCAACTGCTTAATAAGCGCACGCAGTTGCGTGGGGTCCATTGCCTTACCATTCACATTGATAGTGGCAGAACCGTTGTCAACTGACACGCCAACCCAATTCTCAACAACCTCTTGGAGGTCATCAAGAAACTCTTGGTATTCCTCGGTAATGTTGATACCGAACTTCTTTGCAGCAGACTTAATGCGACCCTTGATGCGGGCGAGTTGCGCAGAAGTGTAGAAACGAGCGTTCTTCTCCTGATTGATGTATGACCAAGCCGCACGAGCGTGCGCCTCAGTGTCAATCGGGTAACGCTTAACGCCATCCTTGCGGTAGCCGGGGTCTGCGTAGCGAACCTCGCCATAAGGCGTAGTGTCTGCCTCTTCAACCTCAACTAGCATCTCGGAAAGCAATTCAGCAATCTTTTCCATGTTAATGCCCTCGTTTTCGGACGTGTAACGCCCACCGCGGCTCTTGTACTCACGGGAAACCCATGCGTTAGCAACAGCAGACGGATAAACGTCAAACTTTTTTTTGGCGGCTGCAATAACCCTGTTGTAGAGTTCCTTGTTAGCCGGTTCCCCGGACTTTTTGGGGATAATCTTTGAATAATCGGTTGCTTCGTTTTGACCGTGCTTTTCAGCCTCGTAACGAGCAGCCATAGCCTTGCACTCAGCCTCGTTCTTGCACGGAGGATCACCGTGAGAAGCGTGCCAAGCGTCGTGACCAGCATCGTGACGCAAAATGGTTGCCAAGTCCTCGGCCTCATTGGCCTTTGACTTTGCTTCTTGCGAACGAAGAATCTTGTTGACCCAGCCAACGGCTGGCTGTCCACCCCAAGCGGCGTAGGCAACACGTCCCGGCGAGGGGTATCCCTCTTCGCCCGGGCTCCAACCCTTACCCTTCTTGTCCACGCTGTGGCGAGAAAGGAAACTGTTCATGCGCTTGATCGTGTCCAAAGAAACTGAACGGCCAGCAGCAAGGTCAGATGCACGCTTACGGCCAACATCGGTAAAACCAGAGCCAGCGTGACCATCGGCAATCCACTTGAGAGCCCTACGAGCCTCAGCCCTCACACCCTCAGGCGGGGAGAAGCCATCAGCCTCGTCAATGTCAAACTCAAGATTAAATTCTTCCTCAATCTCGAAGTCCTCGAAGGACTCGAAGATTGCATTCCCGGCCATAGCCGACTCAGAGAGCAGTTCAACTTGCTCGATCTGGGCGCCGGTCACGCCGGGGCGGGAAGTGAAGTCAATGCCGTAGATGTTGAAGTCAGAAGCGGTTGTGACCTTCTGGCCCTCGTACTCCATTGTCTCAACTTGGCCAAGCCACTCGCCACGAATGGAAATGGACTTGAGGAACGGCTTGTCGCCGGAAATCAGGGTCGCAACGTCCTTGCCCTGAGAAGTATTGGCAATGTCCGCCTCGAAAGCAGCGCTGCCGTCAGGGTTCATGCTGACCTTGGTGACGCGCCCAACAAACGAGGAAGCGTCATCTTGATAAGCCGCCCCGTGGCTTGTAGCCATCGTAAGAGGGAGCCCATCGGGAGAATCAAGTTGCTGTTGCATGCGGCCAACGGCCTTAGCAATAGCCTCTTTGGTATAAAGGCGCTTGTTCTTGGAAACGCCCGGGCGCATGAAGATGCCACGGACAACCGCTGCGCGATTTCCCATAAGTAGTCCTTAATAAATCTTTTTAGGGTTAGAATGGTGCTGCGGTAGTTTCTTGGCAACAAGTCGTTTGTGATATACAGAACGCTTTGTTACTATGTTCCTCTGCTTTTTTTGCAGAAGTTGCATACGCACCATAACTCTGCGAGGATTTGGTTTACGAATCCTGCGAGTGTAACCAGACCGACGCCTTCTTCTTTTAAATCTAATTCCGACTTTAAATCGTCTACGGTGCCTACGCACCGGATAAGTCAGTTTGTTCTTCCTAGAAGTACGGCCTTTTCGAGTAGCGTAGACCCTACGTGCCGAACGAACACGGCGGGTAGCCATTAGCCAACTTCTTTAGCAACCAGTGCGGCAGCAATAGCAGCAGTCATCGGACCATCGTTTGGAGATGTCACCAGAACTTGAACCGGATTAGAAGCCGCTGAGGCAGCGCTATTTCCGCTCCCATTGGTCGCAAACACCGTAAAGGTGTAAACGGTGCCATTGGCGTACAGGCCGGTCACAGAGGCGCTTGTAGCGCTTCCACCAACGGTTGCAGTCTGGCTGCCAGCCGAGGTGTTGACCGTGTACCCAGTCGGAGTTCCGGTGGAAGCAGTCCACGAGACTGTTGCTGTAGTGCCAGTGACGCTAGCGGTCACATTGGTGGGAACGGAAGGTACTGGCATTTAGTTCCTATCAGGCAGAGTCTGGCTTTTGCAGAGGCTCAGAAGGACCGGGAGCGCTGGGCTTGATGTGTCCTTGCTTTTGTGCGGCCTTACCCGGAACCAAAGGCTCCTTACCGGCCATGCCGTCACCGGCAGTGGGGACTTCGCCTGCATTAGGGGCCTTGGCCATCTGTGGTGCGTTAATTGTAATTCCCTGCGCCTGAACAGCGGCAAGGTTGGCGTGCGACAGGTCCTCAAGGTCAGCCCACAGAACCATGTTTTGACGGTCAACCAGAATGGCGTTGTCACCACCGTCAACCGGAGGCTCGCCAACATCGGCTCGAGCCTTGTTCAGCGTCCATGTACCGTTACGGATACGCTGGTCGCGAATCTGCTCAATAACCTCGTCGTCACGCCAGTCAACGACACCAAACTTGATTACCCAGTCTTGGATTCCATAAGCCTGTTGAAGCAGAGCAAACGAGAACTTCTCAAGGACAATCTCTTGGATTGGACCACAGGTGTTGACTCGGAATGTCTTGTCCTGAGCCGTGCCTGTCCCACCGCCAAGGTTTCCTGCCTCGATAACCCCAACCTTTGACGGCGGCACACCATAACCGGACAGAATCTCGTCACGACATTGCTGAAGGACGGACTGCCAGTGCATGATCTGGTTGGTGCCCATCTCTCGAACAACAGCGCCACCCTTTGTCTCAAAGAGGTTACCGATGTTGCGGGCGCCGAGGTTGCGGATAGCGTATTGCTGCTGCAACTTCTTGCGCTCATTCTCTGACAAAGCCATAGGCCAGTCAACGTGGGCACGAATGGGGTCACCACGCTTCATCGTGTCTTTGATGAGCGCCTTGGCGAATAGCCAAGTGGTGATAGAAAGAATCGTCTTTTGAGTCGGAGAAACGCCGTACATGGCGTCACCCGGAGTGTCAAATTTGACGTGAATAATCTCGTGGGGCTCAAACGAAGCGTGTCGGTTTGTCTCAGACGTTTGCTTGTAACGCTGCACAACACCGTGCTCGTCGGCCTCGATGGTAATGGTGATGGGGTCAAGCGGGTAAAGAGCAACCGGCTCGCCTGCCTCCCACACGATTTCCGTGAAAGAGTCACCAAAGACCAAAAGGTCTGTAATCACACCACGCATAAGTTGGCGAATGTCTTGCTGCGGGTTGATGTAATCAAGAAGATGTTGAATCTTCTCAACTTGCTTGGGCGCCTTGGGAGCAGTGTGGTTGCTGAAAACCGTCTTAGCCGGGACAACCATGCAACCGCCAGCGGTGGAGGTGCGGGCAATGGCGTCGATGCTTGTTGAAGCCCAAGGGCAGGCAAGGTAAGCCTGAAGAAGTTGACGCATGTACGCCTTACGGTCAACTACGGAACCAACGGGAGTTTCACCCGGGTTCTCTTCAGTTGCACCGCCAAGGGGAATGCCAGTTGGGAAACCGGCACGGTCACCCGGAACGTCAGAAGTTGACTCCGAAAACCCTTGATCGGGGAATGCCTCTTCAAGGCTTCTGAGAAAACGAGTAATTGACATTAAGACTCTTCCAAAAAGTACGATTCGATGCTTAGGTCGCCAGCAAATACATTAGCAACCATCGGCACTTGTTCGCCAGTGTTTTCGGGCTGACGTGCCGAAGTCTCAACAGGAATCGGAGCATTATCCGAGAAAGGCTTATCGTCGTAAATAATGGGTGACGCAAAGGTCCCAACTTCCATGCACATATAGCGCAGGGCGTCAGCGATGTGGTCCTCTACGTTCTTTGTCTCAGCGTCGTCTGGCTTGATTTGGCTACGGGGAAGGGTGGGAATTGTCTCAATGAACATTGGGCACGTTTCTTCAAAAACGTGGAGCATTGGACACTCTTCCCAGCCCATTTCCCTGTGAATGTCACAAGCGGGGCCGGAGTTAAGGTAGGCGTGGACTCTGGCCCAACCGTTAATTCGGTTGTTATTGGCCTGCATAATTCCGCATCCATTCTGACCATAAATATCAGAAACAGATAGCGGAGTACCCCTGTCGCCCCACATAGAAGGGTCGGCAACACGGATAACCTCGTACTCGCCAGCCGCTTGTTCTGCCTCAACAATGGCCTGAGCCTGTTGTTCAGCATACACGCCTGAAGCGTAAATCTCTCTGTAAATCCAGATGCGCTGGTCGTTATCGACAGCACCCCAGATCGCAGCAAATGGGGCACGCACGCCGTAGTCGATACCACAGTAGCGTTGCCATTGCGACGGGATTTTGAACTGTGAGACAACGTGCTTACCACGGTCCCACTGCTCGAAGAACTGCCCAACCATTGCGTCCCAGTTTCCGTCACGCATAGCAGCACGGCGCTGGGGGTCGGGGATTGAATCAAGGACCTTGAAGTAGCCCTTGTTCAGGTGCGGGTTGTCCGTAGCCTTGGCGGGGATAAATGCCACGCTCTGGCCGGTCGGATTACCCTTATCATCAGTGGATTCGGCAACAACCTTGCCGTTCCTTGTCGGGTTAATGAATCTCTTCTTCAGGTACAAGTGACCCACACCGCCCGGGTTGGTTGCCATACGCATACCAATGACGGGGATCAACTTGCTACCTGAACGAAGACGTTCCTCAATGTGTTGAACCACTTGTGGCAGCATCTGGCCCGCTTCGTCAATGAAGAAGGCTTGATACTCACCACCAAGGATTCGGGAGGCGTCCTGAACCGTTTCTGCATAGGTGAAGTTAATGCTAGAACCGTTAGGGAATTTCAGGACTTTGTTGGTGGCATTCCAAACGGCCCCAAGGGGTCGTGCAAACTGGCGACGGGCCAGTTCCTGCAAAAACGACTCTTCGAGTTCCGGGTATGAACGTCGGAAGCAGCCGATGCGGATTCCGGGGTAGTTGGCTGCGAGCCAGAGGGCTTCCATGATGAAAGCCGCCGTTTTTCCGCCACCCGCTGCACCTCCGTACAGGATTGCGTCAATCTTTTCCCTAGAAGCCTTGTGGAAGGCTTGCTGGCGCTCTGAAGGTGTGTAGTTCAGAATGCCGAAAACGTCTACCTCATCGGGGACAACCGATGTTGCAGCGTACTTAGCAAAGGGTGAATCGGCCAAGGGTCTAGTTGTTAGTTAACCCAGTACCAGACTGTCCAACCAATGGACAGGGCGATACCAGTCAAGACTGCAAGGCCAGTCATGGCCTGCAAGAAGGTCTTTGATTGGATGTTGTTTGCAACAACTTGATGCTCGAAGAACTTGATTTTTTGCTGAGCCTTAAGGATTTCAAGGTATTCCTTGTAGGCATCAATCTTTTCAAGATCAATAATCATCAGGTTGGGAACTTCCCCCAATTCATCAAATGGCTCATCTTTAGGTGGTTTTTGCCCAGCAATACGCCAGAACTCATCATCCCACTCGTTTTGATTCACCGAGAAATCCCCTCAGAAATCTGTATCATTTGAATCTACTTCCTCCATTATTCTCCGAATGTATTCGGTAAATACCTCTTGTTGAGAGGTTGGAGTAAGTGTTCTCAGTTGGGAAATTTGATTCGCTTTCCAACCCCAGAAGATTAATTCTTGGTCGGAAGGAACACTTGTTTCCCCACCATACTTAGCCATCGTAATCGCAATCTACGTAATGTCAAGTCTTTGATCGCGGCTTTGGCTTATTTGGAACAAGGACGATACCCTCGGAGTTCTTATCTTGTCGCTTCCACATTCCGTACATAGTACGGTCAGGGCGACCATCAATCATCCACTCTTCGTAATCCTTGATACACCAGCCAGCCTTTTGAGCGGCATAAACCCCACAAATCTCGCAGGGGGTTGATGCTTGGCGACCCTTGACCTCTTCGGTCTTCTTTTGCACCAATCCGATTTCAAATGATGCTTCCTTGAGAGCCTGAAAGGCGTCCCTCAAATTGTTCTCAATAGACTGGAGTTGCTTACGCACCACATCTGCGGCTGCACGTTTCTCATCGCGCCTGCCCCAGTCGTCAGTATTCTCACTTCTAGCGCCCGGAAGGCCAAACAATGCAACCATTTCCGTGCTCGATCCGTTGTGTCCGCCACCGGAGGAAAACTCCGGCATAGAGTTGGAAGGCATTCCGTCATGCCCAATGCCAATAGCGTCACGTCGTACAAGATCAGTAATGGCTTCTTCCGTAATGGAGTTAGCCATAGTGTTAATTCCTTCTAGCATCGCCAAAGCGCGAGTAATCCGCTGCTGTGACCTGCGGGAAAGTTTCCTTGCCACTCGTTCCTCCGAGAAATAAACCTGAATAAGAATTGCACTAATTCAGGGTTAATACAACTGTTTGAACAGATTTACATTTCTGCTAGTAAATCTTCTAGCCTTTTGCGTAGTGTTTGATCCCCACTCAGAGCCTCTTTTAGCAAGGCAATTCCGTCTTCTGCCCGCATCAGGAAGTACCCATCTTTCATGGATTTCCCGGGGCGTTTTGCAATCACAATGCCATAATCGGCACCTGCGTTCTGGCGCTCAACCTCAGCCTCAGCCAGCCAACCGCTTGGATTGAAGGCTTTTTCAGCCTTTACTTCGATGACGGTACGGGGGACGTTGCGAATGTCGCCAACATCTTCAGCACGACCAGCGCCATATTCTCTCTCGGCGCCAAGAAAACCTGCGGCTTGGAGCAGTGCGGCAGTGTCTCGTTCTGCCTGACTTCCCTTAGCCTTTGCCCGGTTCGTCATTCTTCTTCTTTTCGTACTTCTTTGCTTCACTTTCGGCGCCCATAGCGGTGAGTACCATGCGCCACCTCTTATCGTGGCCAGAGTTCTTGCAAAGGATGTGAGCGATTTCATGCTTAAGCAACACAGTTGGCTGCCCAGAGGCTGTAATTACGTTGTACGGGTCAGCAATACAGACCCAACCAAACCATTCATCCTCAACGCTGTTGTGGGCGTGCGCGTCAATCTCACGCCACAGGAGCGGAGTTTCGCCGGTCACACAGCCATCGCCAACGTAGATACCCCACAGATCGGGGTATAGGGAAAGGGCGGGGGACAGGGCTAGAGGGCGGTGTGGCCCACTCTTTACCCTGACTCGAGCCATCAGCCCTCGTTGGTTTCGCGGAACAAAATGAGGCCAATAATCATGTAGACGGCAAGGTCCAAGAAAGAATCCTCAACCGACTCATTGACCAACTTGTCGCCCTGAGCAAACTTTTGGAGGCGCTTCATCTTGTCGTTTCCACGAATCACGGCACCGACCCAGCCGGGGATGCCAAAGTCTTCTGAGGCGCGCACATTAGCGAAGGGGTCCTCAGTGCGGCCATAGTCCTTCTGCTTCTTGTAATGCAGGTCTTCCATCTGGCGGACTACCTCTGAGAAGCGAGTGTCTAGGCCGACTCTCTCGCCATCTGGGGTGTAG